GCAAAGGCTGTGAACTCTATAAAGAGGTCAAGGGAACTGTTGCCGCAGCCCAAAAGACTGTTAAAGAGGTCACGGCTATTGCTGAAGAGGTGGGTGGCTTCTTTGGGTTCTTCAAGAAGAAAAAGCCAAAGCCCACAGCAACTCCAGTTGCAGCCAAAGCAAAAAAGGCAGAGGCCGAAATTTGGGATGAAGGTAGAGTTGTGGCTGATCTGGCGGCGAATCTCTCGCAGTTCTTCAGGGTTCAGCAACAGCTTGCAGACCACATTCGTGAGGAAGAAGAGAAGTCTAAGACTGTTTATGACCCAAGTCAGAACATCATGGAGTCGGCGCTAAACAGGGAACTTGCCAAGACGCAGTTTGAGAAGTTAGCCAAAGAGATTCGTGAGATTATGGTGTATCAGTCACCCCCAGAGTTGGGTAACTTGTACACACGGGTGAACCAGATGAGAGTAATCATCATTGCTGAACAAGAAGAAGCAAGGTTGGCTCAAGAAAAGAAACAACGAGAGGTTGAATGGCAACGCAGAAAGGTAATAAGCGCAATCCAGGACAAGGCAATCTACGGGGTAGCTTGTTTAGTAGTCGTTCTTTACCTAGTCCTGTTCTTCAGCCTGTTGGTGATGGATCGAAAGGTAAGATGGGGTTTCTAGTCGCATTAGTTGCTATGGTGCTGGTCTTTGTCCTACTGCTTCCGCTGATAGGAAGCATTTACTATGACACATTGGCTGCACAAAAGGAAAGCAAAATGCAGATTGAGCGCATGGAGAGACTGCGCCAACAATTAGAGTACGAGCGTCAACAACTAGATAGGCAACGCAATGAATCAAAATAGGTTTCTGTGGGGCGTGATTGTTGTATCCATTGCGGTGATTCTGCTTATGAGTGGATGTGAGGACAGATACCGCTATGTTTGCCAGAATCCTGATAAATTTGACCTTCCTGAGTGCCAAAAGCCCAGATGCTTATTCACCCAAACCTGTCCTGAATACCTTGTAGCACCTATCTTGACCACCAAAATTGAACCCCCAAAGGTTGAAGAAAAGAAGGCCGATGATGACAAAAAGTAAATACACCCCAGAAGAAGTTGAAGTTCGCATTTGGGGCTTTGTGGTGGTGATGATTACCATCATTTTGTTTGGCATTGTGATTGCCCTTCTCTACTCAGTTACTTTTGTAACTCAGCCGATCAAAAGCATGGCTCCCATCGATCAAGCCTATACCAAGATGCTCAACGACATTGTTTTGTTGATTGTTGGTGGCATTGGTGGCATTGTTGGTAAACGGGCTGTTGGTGCTGTGACAAGCCCAACGCCTACACCTCAGATTTCAGCGTCTTCTACGCCTGTTCCTGTCCCTCCTAGCCCTCCTGCCACATCCACCTGGACTTCTCCATCTGGTGCTTTGCCTGTTTGGGTCAATCCACCTTTAGATGAAACCTGGACACCCCCACCACCCCCCAGTACTCCACCCCAGCATTTAGAAGCTGATTCTGTGCGGGAAGAAATCGCCCTTGCTCGTCAAGAGGTGAAGAATGCTTAACCCGTACTTCATCATTGGAGCAATGATTGCTGTGGGCGGTGCTTACGGCTATGGGCATCATGTTGGATGGGGTGACAGGGATGCTGAGATGCAAGTCGAGATTGCCAAAAAGAATGAAGAATCACGGGAAAAAGAGCGTGAACTTGCCCAACAATTGAACGAACAATCAACCAAACTTTCGGAGGCCAACAATGTCATCACTCAAAAACAGTCTTCTCTTGATTCTGCTATTCGTGCTGGTAGGTTGCGGCTCCCGTCCACAAGTTGTGTACAAGCCCCCGCAAATGCCCCCACTCCCGCCGGAGATAGCCCAAAAGAAAGAAGTGAACCTGTCAGACAGGTTTATGAAACTTCTGACTCCGACAGAGCAACCCTCGCAGCCATTGCCGAAATCATTGCCCAAGGCGACAGAAATACGGCCCAATTGAATGCGTGTATTGACAGTTATAACAAGGTAATGGGGGTGATGAATGGTAACCGCTGAACAACTGAAAAAACTCCACATTGGGGTTGAGTGGGTTGATGCACTCAATGAAACCTTCAACACTTTTGGCATTAACACACAGCGCCAGCAAGCCGCCTTTATCGGGCAGTGTGGGCATGAATGTGGGAACTTCAAAACCTTGGAAGAGAACCTCAACTATCGTGCTGAAACCCTGATGAAGTTGTGGAAGGCAAGGTTCCCAACGATGGAGATTGCCAATCAGTATTCCAAAAATCCTAAGAAGATTGCTAACAAGGTGTACAGCAGTCGTATGGGAAACAGGGATGAAGCATCTGGTGACGGGTATCGGTTCAGAGGCCGTGGGTGCATCCAGTTGACGGGCCATGCAAACTACTTCCATGCTGGTCAAGCCCTGGGAGTTGACTTTGTAATGGAACCTGACCTTGTTGCTACGCCCAAATATGCGGCACTGACTGCTGGCTGGTTCTGGTCAACCCATAATTGCAATAACCTTGCAGAAGCTGCTGATTGGGTTGGACTGACCAAGAAGATTAACGGCGGAACAATTGGCCTAGATGATCGCGTAAAGCATACAAATGAGGCTTTTGCGGTTCTTGGCTCTTGATGCTTTGAGCAAGCTGTTGGCGTAGCCAAGTAACCCCTCCCAGGCGCACCCATTCCTTATATTCAGCAGGTCTGAGTCGTGCGCTAACAGTCTTGTTCACAAAGGTTAATTCAGTCTTAGGTCTTGGCATTTCAATCCTCATTAAGTGCCATCCAAACCATCAGGCAAACGCCTCCAATGGCTAACGCAATGCCTAGAAAACCTATGGCAAAGATTGTGATGATTGTCTCTATCACAGAACACCTCGCATCTCCCATCCTGCAATAAAGTAGTTCCAACGTTGTTGCATAGCGGGGCTGATGTACTTGTACATCGAATTTGTTGCTAAACCAGCCTCTGTATAGCCCTTTGAGCACATTAGGGCGTGGAATACTTGTCGAGATTTCATTGATTTTTCTCCTTGATTTTGGTGCTGTCGTGCATCATTAGTTGATATTGTTTAATATCCCAAGATTGAGCCTCAGATAAAAGTTGACAACAAATATGCTCTCTTTGCTTTTTAGTGTATTTTCTAGCATTAAGAAAATCCGTATGACAAAACCATCCAAATTCTGCACCCTCTAGACCTATCCATGTGCGCTGTGGTGGCTCTTGCTCAATCTCTTGCCCCAACCTTTGGACTTTACACATAGCGTGTTCTGCCAATACTTCTTCAAGGGCGGTCATGGCTTTTTGAATGTGTGCGTTGATCTTCTCAATCTCAGGAGCGTTGGCCTGTTTGATGCGCTCACGCTCTGCTTCCGTTACCATCTCGGCAAAGTGGTAGCGGGTAAACATCTCGCCATCTTTGATTGACTCTTGCACAGCCTGTTGCCACATTGTGTCTATTTCTTCTTTTGTCATGGCTTCCAATCCTCATACCAACCATCAACATACGCATCATGGAATCCCCAAGCAATTAACCAAGTCCAACTGAGCTTCTCATCGCGTGGGTAGTTGATCTTTGCCATCATCAGGCACAGTTCTTTACTCGGTGGTGGCATCATGTTTGCTCCTTGTATTCAAATTCCAACAGCCAATACATCAGCTTGATGGTGAGCCAGCGGGGTTTCTTGTAGCAGGGCCACCTAACCCCAATCCCATTTACACCGCCTGGAAGTAACCACCAACCTACCGCCTTGGGCTGATTGAAGAATGCGTACCTAAGCGCATCCGCTTGGTGATCGCTCATTTTTTCATTCCTCTTACATAAGCTATAAACGATTGAATTGTGTCTTTGCCAAACGCTAGAGTGCATTTCTCAATGTTTTGGGCAACTTCTTCAATCACTTCATTCCGCGCATTGTTCTCAACATAACGCATGATCTGGTGCTTGCGTGAGCCTTGCAGACCCCAATCACCCTGGCGCTTTGCAAGTTCTTCAAAAGCCTCGTCTTCAGGTTCTTTCATCTGCAATCTCCTGATCGTTACGCTGGATTTCATGCTTCAAATAGGCCAAATCAGCGTAGGACAACTCGTCTGTTATGTCCTTGATTTCCAAGTTAAAGCGCATCCACTTGACTGTTTTCTCACAGTATGAAAGCAAGCCAACAGAATCATCTGCTTCATGCCATTGGTAATCAACCTCAATTCGGTCAATCTCTGGATTGAAATCATCGTCTACCCACTCAAAAGGTATAAATTCAATTGTTGTCATGTTTATCCCCTTTTTTCTATCCATTTTGTTAATTCAAACGCATAAGGACTATTTTCACCTTTGCTACGATTGAACTCATCGCTATTTGCATATTTCAAAATAGCCTCACGCTCTTGTTTTATTGCCCGATTAACCAGTTCAACTATGTGAGGTGTTGAAATTGTCCAGGTTGTGAATTGCTGATTAGTCGCAATCACACTACGCAATTCTTTTAATACTTCATCTTGTGTCATCATTCACTCCTATTTGTTCAATGTCTTGTGCGGCAAGGAGAGCATCCAGAGCCACAGATTTAAGTACTGCAAGGGCACTCTCTGGCAAGGATGGATTGAGAGCCTTGTGAGCTTCTACATCCTGCCAGAAAGCATTTAAACGGGTTGTTTGTTGTTGGTTCATGCGCCAATTCTGCCTTGTCTGACAGAGATTGGAATAGGGATTTACCCTAGCTTACGCATAATCCTTTGGAGTCGCCCAGAAACCCCTTTACGGGTTCCAATGACCTCAATGAAGCCCTTGTCAATCAGCGCCTTGTATCGGGCTGTGACGCTGGAATAGGGCAGGAATGGTAGTTTGGCAAGCACATCATCTGAGATGCAACCATCTGGGCCATAGGCTGCAATGGTTTCAAAGACCAGTGACTCCATTTTTGTGGTGTCGATTGAGTGGGCTGCCTGATGGGAAGTGGCAGGGTCTTCTCTGCGAGCAAGTTTAAACGGCGCAGTTCCAAAGAACTTCTCAACTGCACCATCAAACCAAGATTGATCTAATTTTGTCATGTCAACTCCTATCAAATGGGGCCGTAGCCCCGTGAGGTTTATCAGAAAGGCAGATCAGACTCATCAATGACTGCTTTGCGTGGATTAGACGCTGGAGGCTGTGCATCCTTTGGATTGACTGCCAAGCCCATAAACTTGCCATTTTTCCCTTCTTTGACCCATGCACTCAACCAATAATCTACGCCATCAACAGTGATGTTGCCTTTGTAATGCGGAGAAGTTTCTTTTTCTCTTTTATCGTTAGAAAAAAGTACCCCAGAATTGTCTTTACGATTAGCATCCATATTAGCCTTTCAATGATTCGCCATGTTTCTTCAAAGCACTACGAACATTGCTTGGAAGCAATGCCCACAGCGCCACCTTTTCCTCTTGGTCATGGATTCCCAAGTATTCTTCATAAGCCCCAAGCATATCGTTTGCCTCGAACCTATCTTGAACAGCAATGGCAACATCTGCAATGATGTTTTCCCTGCTCTTGTCAACAATGACTCCATCTGTAGGCTTGATTGTTGCGCCTCCTTCGGGGACATCATCTCCGCTATACAAATATAAACCGAGACCATGAAGTGCCAAGGCTTTAGTCATGCAACGCATGATGGCAGTGTTAACAGCAAATGCGTCTGGTTTTGGGATTGCCTTGTTGCGATAGTCCATCACAGGCAGTTGACAGGTCATTGGCTTGCCAAACATGGTGACAGTTACGAACACCATTGCAGTGCCGTTAATGTCCATGAAGCACTTGTCGCCAAACATCTCCACCCTGTAAGAAGCGCTTGAATCGGCCTTTAAAGCCTCTGCCCACGCCCACGCCCATGATAAGTAGGTCAGGCCATTCTTCTTCTCTGTGTGCTCATTGACATTCTTTTTGAGCAACTCGTTTATGAGTTCACTGCGGTCAACTAAATGACCTTTTTGCTCTGGTTTTGGCGAAAGAACTAACGCCTCTTTATCGTACTTTGTATTCACTTGGGACTCCTGTTGAAAAGTGAGATTTAATTGTGTCAGACTTTGTTGAGAATTCTATAGGTGTTTTCCCTAATTTGTTCACATTGGGCTTGTGTGATCCACATTGTCAGCATAGTGAGTTCATGCTGGATTGAAGTTATGTCACCCGTGAACCCGCCGTAGTTTTTGTTTAGACACTTGTTCTCCAATGCTTTGGTCTTTTGCTCGATTGAGATTAGCATCGTGCTGTAATCGTTGAAGTCGCTCATCTTTAGCCTTTTGAAATGTGTGAGTTATGTCTGTGCAAGAAGCATTCTTGTAAACAAACTTAGGGTCTGTGATTGCCAGGGTTGGCAGGGTCATCCTTGCTGGTGTTTTGTTTCTCAGCAAGATAGGCAAGCTGGGTTGCGAGATCACAATCTCGAAATAGGATAGGACTCGTTTGATCGCAATCGTCAAATGTTTCATTTGAATTGTCTCCAATGATTTCTTGTAGTCTGGATTTCATTTTCATGTTGTCCTCACTCATCAAACATTTGTTGAAAAGGGCCATCCATTTTAGCTTCCATGATCTTGCGCTCTTCAAGGGCTTTCTGGACTCGTTCAATTCGCAGGTTGCGATAGTGATGCAATTCCTCAATGTCATCAACCCAAGCGGTCTTGACAACATCAAACACTCGCAGTTCAGCCCTGCGGCGCACCTTGAGTTCTACTCTGGTCATCACGATTGATGCAACATCTTCAGCATGGTTGGCTTTGATGGCCTCCACCAGTGCCACACTGTCTTGGATTGCATCAGCAATATCATCTGGGTCTAATTCTTGGACTACTGTCCAGCATTCGTACTTGAATCTTTCTTCATCGGTTGGCATTTGTAACTCCTGTTGACCACTGCCAAATAGCAGTGATGGGACTGTCGCACAGAAAAAAGATGCAGGGAATAGGTGTTTTCCCTAGTGCACAAAACGAGAAAACCCATCATACTGGCGTTTTTTAAGGACTGCAAATGCGTTTAAACCTCACCCATCGAACATTGCTCAAGCGCCTATCTAGTGGCCCAAGGACAATGCTTGAGATGACCCACAGCCATACAGACAACAACTCTGTCAGCTTTCACTATCAAAGGTACTTGCCTGAACTGGAGAGGTTTGGGTATGTCATCAATCACGATCAAAAGTGGCATCTGACTGAGTACGGGCGCATGGAGATGAACAGGGCAATTTCTGGTGCAGCCATGAGGATTGAGAATGGGTCTGTCAAAGAAATCTATGATGGCAAAGAACTGAGAATGAATGTGTTTCGTAGGGGTTGTTACGACTTCTTACAACTTCCTAGCAGGTTTGGAGATATTTTTGTACCTAGGAAAACCCCTACTTGACAACCTGTTTTTTTATGGTGTACATTCCGTTTGTCAAAAGCGCCGACACGCATAGACGAAACATGAGGCCATTTACTCATGCGTTCACCCCGAAAGGGACAGTGTGTCGGCACTGGAACGCAGTAGTAAGTGGCCTTTTGCGTTCTAGACCGTACTCCACACGATAGTAACGAGTCTGCATGGACTGCTTGGAAGAAAACACCGCACCCTACACACCCAAGGGCAAAAGGCGAACAGCGTTGGTTGAGCGACTGTTGAAGCATCTGGTACACGGTGGAAAACAAGGCCAGATGTATAAGCGAATCAACCCGTCAAGCGCACTTGGGGCTTTTCTAGTTTTTCAATCTTAATAGGAGTCAATAAATGAACACTGACAAGTCTGGAGAGGGAAGGATACTCAGTCTATCCACCCTTGGAGAACCTATGTCTGAAGAAGAGTTTGAGGACAAAATGAACACATACGAGTTGGAAGACCGATATGCAGAGTACATTGAGTCACATCACCCTGTTGGTAACAATCATGTCTTGATAAGACTGATGGAAAGAGGGGATTATTATGAAGACTTCAAAGAATACATAATGAGTGGGAGCAAATGATGTTTGAAGACTTTTGGAAGGCATGGCCTAGTAGTCCCAGAAAAGGGGCTAAGTCGGCTTGCAAGAAGGTTTGGGATAAGTCCTACTGTGATACCCAAGCAGACCAGATAATGAAGCACCTAGCCTGGATGAAGACAACAGAACAATGGCTAAAGGCAAATGGGGCGTTTATCCCTGCCCCTTTGGTGTATCTGAACCAACAACGCTGGGATGGCGCAGAAGTGCCTGAAATAGCGTTTAAACCGCTTGTAGACCCTGCCCTAGCCAAGATCAAGGCAGACATTGCCAAAGCCTCTCCTATGCCCGATCACATCAAAGAGCGTTTGGCTCAATTAAGGCGGCAATGAATGATAGTGAACTGATAGAGTTGGCTGCAAAAGGGGCGAGAATCAACGCAATCAAAGACCCTAATGGCGTTTGGCGTAACTGCACTCGCTTGCCGCCAGGATTTAATATCTTTGATGCAAAGCCATGGAACCCCCTTGAGGATGATGGCGATGCACTGCGGTTAGCGGTGAAGCTGGAGATGAAAATCAACATTAGCCAAGGGAATGTGCAGGTGCGTTTCAAAGAAGATGCACCTCTGGTTTTTGTTAGAACGGGCATTGACAAGAATGAAGCCACTCGTTTAGCAATAACCCGCGCAGCCGCTGAAATTGCAAGGGTTTCCATGACTGAACAGCAATTTGAGGCAGCCATGAGAACATCTCAACTCGAAAGGGAATATGCTGATTACATTTGCGAAAGATACACAGTTGACTTTGAAGAAGGTTTCGGTCTTTCCAAATTAAAGGACAGTGGTGATTTTTATCAAGGATTCAAAGAAAAGATGACAAAATGAACAAAGACCAAGCCCATGAAATCCTTGACCAGCGAAAACAAGGCTTTGCAGTCTCGCAGTATCTTGTCAACAGAGCCTTGGTTGTATCAGGAGACATTAGCATGGCTTGTCCACCTTGCCAAGCAACCTGGGTGGAAGGGCCAAGCATGGCACAGGGCCAAGGAATTAGAGAGTTGTTCTACCCATTTGTGGATAGGAATAACCCAGGACTTAATCAACCAAATGAAGGCACACAATGAGCGAAGCACTAAACCGAGTGATTGAAGAACAGCAAAAGCGTATTGATGACCTTTTGGAAGGCAATAAAAAGCTGATTGAGAGGTCTGCCAGGGTGTTTAAACAGAATGAAGAACTGTTTGAGGCAATGGCTAGATTGCTGGATTATGACTTGCCATCAGATAATATTACAGATAAACAATGGGCAGACTATTGTTCTCTTAAGCACGAGGTAAGAATGCAAATGATTGATGCGGGTTACTGCGTTCGATGCTACGACTTTGTTTGTGAATGTAATGAGTTTTGATATGAGACACGATATTGATTGGACAAAGGTTCATTGCAAGGTCGGGCAACGAGTGCCCGTTTATCCATTCAAGAGAGAACCATTTATTGGTGAAGTTAAGCGCATAAAAATGAACCGATTTGGTCGAGTCAGTTATGTCATTGATGACATAGAAGTTATGGCAGAGGAATTGTTGCCAGCTAAAAACCAAACAAAACTCAAGATGAGGGTTAATCAATGACTATTTACCTTGGGCTGGATCCGGGCAGCATAAGCGGCGCAGTTGGTGCATTGGATGCAAATGGCGATTATTTAGACTCTTTTATGATCGAACATAAAGACAAAAATATATTGCCCCTTGTTTTCAAAAACATGATTCTGCGGTGCATTGACCCAAGGGAAGGTGCGGAGATTTGCATGGAATCAGTGCATTCAATGCCAGGGCAAGGGGTTGCCAGCAGTTTTCAGTTTGGCAGGGCTGTAGGGGTTATCTCAGCAGTGGCTGAATTAACAAATTACCCTTTCCACTTGGTAACCCCACAAAAATGGAAAAAGTATTTCCACTTGACAAGCGATAAAAACGAAAGCCTAGATTTAGCCCGTAGTTTTTGGCCTGAAGCCAAGTTGACCAGAAAGAAAGATGGAAACAGGGCTGAAGCATTATTAATTGCACTTTATTGGCGTGAGCAGTTGAATGGCAAACAAGATAAACCCAAACCGAACCCAGACGGACTTTAAACTGGATTTAAGCCCAGAACAAAGGGCCATTCTGGAATTGATCGGAGGCGGCAACATGACCCAAGGGTTGAAGGTCGCTATCGACCAAGCGGGCCATTTCTACAATTGTGGGCTTGACCCTGAAATGAACCTGAATTATGTGGGCCTTGTTACTACATTGCCAAACCAGGATGATGATTGACCCAAAAAATGCCGCTAGAAGGGCTTTAAAGGGGTCTAGAAGGGCTTGTTTTTTTGAGGGTACATAGGGCAAGGGCAAAATGGATTGCAAGGGCTTAAAACAGGCAAGAAAAAACCCGCACTTGGCGGGTCTTAGTTAGTGGTTGGTAACTTACTTTTTGCGGGTTAGGATGCGGAGCAAAAGAGCCAAGGTCGCATATATCATATTTAAACGCCTTGCTCAAGTTTTATCGTTCCGCATTTGTTGCCGTTGCTGTCCCGAATAAAATCTTTAAACTCGTTATATCGTTTGGCATCATCAGCAATTGATTTCAAAATATCCGCAATTTGACCCCATGGGTCGTCCTCAAATGCGGAATTTTCGGTATAAATGGTTATGGTTATTTTGCTCATGCTGTCACCTTATCGGAAATGGCCCAACTTGCGGACTCGTAACCCTCAAGGCGAGGGATTGCATCCGAAATAATCGCTTCAATCAGTTTAAACGCTATGGACTCTTCAAAATCATCGCATTCATTTGATTGATATTTCAAGCACTGAGCCGCTTTAATTGCCTGAATTGCAGTTAATATTGGTGCGCCAGGGTCATAAGTTATTGTCATAACCTCATTGTCACGATAGCGATAATTTACACTTTTAACATTTTCGTCAAGTAATATCTGAGCAATGGCTTGCTCATTATCGTAAGTTTTTAACTGCTCTTTCCCAAACGGGAAACCTAATTGCCTGTTGAAAAAAACTGATAACTTATGCCGTGAAGCATATCGAACCAGAGCATTAATGTGGGTGTCGGTGACGATGAAAGCTGACATTTTGAACGCCTTTTAAAAAGTTGAAGAACCCCAGGCAAAGCCCAGGCCAAAGGGCACAGAATGCCCTTCAGTCTGTGGTTTTATGCGTTATTCGTCAGCGTATGCCGACTCTATACGCTCGTTTGTGTCATCGCAATATAAACCCGAATCCTCCCAATTTATATCGCATCCCACCACTTGCCAACCATCATTTAATGATTCATTGATTGAATCAATTATCAATTTTTGATTATGTATGGCTGATTTATATGAAATTACCGCACCATCTGAGGTTATGAAATAGCGTGGATAACCTCCAGGCCAAGCATAAGGTTCGCAAAGGTCTTGTTTAAATTGTTCGATAGTATATTGACGCATGATTTAAGCCTTTTAAAGTGTGGTTTTATCGGTTTAATTGGTACATGGTGTATCCAATGGTGATAACCATAGTCCCATGATCGACTAGGGTTTTAATCCATGATTGATCGTGGGAATCCCACAAAGGGGAATCAATGGGCAGGGTTTTAACTGGTTTCCAGCCATCTTTTTGGGTTTTTTGGTGCATGGTAATGGTGTACATGGTAAAGCCTTTCAGAATGTGTAGAGAATGAATGCCAAGGCCAGGAAAGCCAAGACTGAACCGATAACAACGATTTTGTCTGCTGGGTGCATGATGTTTAAACGCTCTCTGTTTGGTTTGTGTTCTTGTCGAGTGCGAAGTGATAGCCGCGCATGAAAACTTCAGAGAAGGCATTCACCAGCTTTTGGCGATTGCCATTGTCAGCCACGAAATATGCGTTACCAATGGCCCCAGCAAACGATCCATGTTGCCCTGTGCTGAGTTCAACGGCTGCCGCATAAAAATCGTAAGAGGCGAGATAATTGTTTGTCATTTTGAAAGCCTTTCAAGTTGTTTAAACAGTCTCAGGAATTTTGCCCAGCAGCTTGCCCAGGTCGGTGTGCACCTGTTGTTTGTTGCCTGTCATGCCCATGGATTTGAGAATCTTGTAGCAGGATGTGCCACGGCTCATCTTCATGCCTTTGAGTTCGAGGCCCAGGCCACGCCACAAGGTCAGCAAGCGAAAATGCTCAATTTGGTCAGGGTCGGTCAGTATGCTCATGGTTTTCACGCCTTTTGAATTGGTGCAACAGTACACCTCAAGCGAGCCTGTCACGCTCGCTCAAGCTGGGCTGTCAGGCCGTGGTCATCTCGCCGTGGTCAGGGCAGTGAGGCGCGCCCATCTCAGCAAGCCACTTGCCAGAGGTGTAGGCGATATATCCACAGTCAGTGCACAGGCATTTGAGCATGCGTGTGCTTTGCTTTTTGATAGCATTTGAGGGCACCAGGTCAGCGTGAGGGTAAGCGCCCAGGCGAGCTAGCACAGGTTCAGCCCAAGCAAGGAACTCAGGGCCAGCCGTGGTCGCTGTCAGTTTGCCCTCTAAGCCGATGGCCCGAGCCGTGCGCCCGAACTTTGCCCCATGTCCGTCACCAGGGTGGATGGCGTGGATCAACTCATGGGCCAGGATGTCGAGCACCCGCGAACTGTCTGAGATGGTGGGAGAAATAAAAATCTCCGCGTGGCTGTCAGCGGATGCACTGGCTGACCAGCACTGACCTAGTGTGCGGTTCCTGTTGCCCAGTGCGCCTTTTGAGGGAAAGCCGCACGATGCGCGCACCTCATGTGGGAGAGCCTCCCCATGCTGTTTAAACAGTGCTCTGAGTTCTTCGGTGGCCTTGGAGAGCCATTGCTCCCTGGTGATGGTGCTTGTCATATTGAACGCCTTTCGATGGTTGATGACTGAGAGATTTTCGATGCTCTCACTATATAAGCATAAGAGAATCGTGCCAACCCCTAAAAAAGCCTTATAAATCAACACTAGTGGATTTCCCTAACAAGGGTTTACCCATCCCTTTCGTCTAACTAAATATCACATCATGGAAAATTAACATTAAATATTTCATAATGTGGAACGATATCGGTTAGGGTTTACCCTGATGGTATGACGATAATGGTGCTTAGTTAGCACTCACTTACGTTATGCAAATCTTGCATAGTTTGCAACCACTAACTTAATCATGTTAGTAGGTACTCACTTACTTATAAGTTAGCGTGTACTCACTAACATCTAAGTTAGCCAGTACTTACTTAGCCTTTAGTTAGTGTGTGCTTACTTCGTAGGGGGGAGGGGGTGGTCGTGGTGTGAGAGATTTTGTGGTGCCTCCTATCCACAAGAAAAGCCAAATTAGCCTTTTGTTGGGAAGGAAGAAGGTGCTACAGACGGGTGGTGGTAGGGTATAGACGAGTTCAGGCACCCGTGAGGGTTAGTCTTCTTTTCAGAAGTGAACCTCTTGTTTATCTAAGCTAACCAGTATCTTGTTTGTCAGACAAGTGGCTCAGACTACATTTCCTGTTCACCTTGCCATGATTCATCCCGAATGATGGGGGGCTACTTAAGAGTCGCCTGACTCGCTACGATTATCCTAATTGGTCGGTTCCACCGCATAGAGGGCTGGGTGATGGCCCCGTGAAGAATGTACTAGGGTTTACCCCACTTGTCAAACAATGTATAGTTCACCAAACTTCCATAACTGGGTAAAGTATGAATGTGATTGATGCACTGCCAAACAACCTAAAGAAAAAGGGTCGCCCCAAAGGTGCTGTGAACAAGAAGTTCACTATGTCTACCTATGCTGAAAGACCTGCGGCTCTCCTGCCAAAGACTGAAGTTCAGCGCATCAAAGAACTCAAAGACCTCCTGATAAACAGTGCAGGTTCCAATGTCGTTCACAAAGCAATTGAGATTGCCATGAATGATGAACACCCAGCACAGGCGGCTATGCTCAAACTCTGTATGGATCGGATGTTGCCTGTGTCATTGTTTGAGAAAGAAGGCAAGCAAAGGAATGCCGTTACCATCAACATCACAGGCATTGGTGGCGTAGAGATTGAACCCTTGCAAGATGTGACTGATGTAGAAACAAAAAATGTCTGACCTCAACTTCTCACTCCTGCCTTGGCAACAAACAGTCTTTGCTGACAAAACAAGGTTTAAGGTTGTGGCTGCTGGTCGGCGTTGTGGTAAGTCTAGGTTAGCGGCTACTACGCTAATTATTGAAGCATTGCGTTGCCCAGCAGGAAGTGCAGTTCTCTATGTTGCGCCCACCAATGGTCAGGCAAGACAGATCATTTGGGATGTGCTGTTAGAGATTGGACGGGATGTTATCCAAAACAGTCACATCAACAATATGGATATCACCATGATAAATGGTGCAAAGATTTATGTTCGTGGTGCTGATAGACCAGATACCCTGCGGGGTGTGTCCCTGACCTATGCGGTGCTAGACGAGGTTGCGGACATTAAGCCTGAAGCCTGGGAGCAGGTTATCAGGGCTTCTTTGTCAGACAAAAAGGGCAGAGCCATATTCATCGGCACTCCCAAGGGGCGAAACTGGTTCTATGATCTGTTCAAGATGGGCCAAGAGGAGACTGATCCTGATTGGAAGTCTTGGCACTTCACAACCCAAGACAACCCATTGATAGACCCAACTGAGATTGAGTCTGCCAAGAAAACGCTGTCATCCTTTGCTTTCAAGCAGGAATATCTAGCGTCCTTTGACAACGCAGGAAGCGATGTTTTTAAAGAAGATTGGATCAAATATGGTGTGGAACCTGAGTATGGTAGTTACTTCATTGCAATCGACTTGGCAGGATTTGAAGAAGTGGCTAAACAAGCTGCTAACGCGAAAAAAAGACTAGATGAGAGTGCCATTGCAGTGGTCAAAGTCACTGATGATGGCAAGTGGTTTGTCAAAGAGATTGACCATGGGCGGTGGGACATTCGGGAAACTGCTGCCAAAATCCTGATGAAGATGCGGGATTACAGGCCAATTTCGGTTGGAATCGAGCGTGGGGCACTTAAAAACGCTGTTTTGCCCTACCTCAGTGACCTGATGCGGAAAAATAATGTATATTCGCACATAGTTGACCTAACGCATGGCAACAGGAAAAAGACAGACAGAATCATCTGGAGTCTCCAAGGGCGGTTTGAGCATGGGCGAATTGTGCTGAACTCTGAAGAAGATTGGGATGAATTCACCGATCAACTCTTGATGTTTCCTGCCAATGGCGTACATGATGACTTGCCCGATGCTTTGAGTTATATCGATCAATTGGCTGTAACATCTTACTTTGAGGCCGAAGAAGATGAAGAGTGGGAGCCTGTAGACATCATATCGGGGGTTTAATGGCAACAGATAAGCAAGAAAAGCTAGAGCAAAATGAGTTTTATGAGCCTACTGAGGCTGATAAAGAACTGACTGATTTTGTTACTGACCATTGCAACCGCTGGCGTGACTACAGAGATACCAACTTCCTCCCAGATTGGCTTGAATACGAGCGAATCTTTCGTGGACAGTGGGCATCTGAAGACAAGACCCGTGAGTCTGAGCGTTCACGCATCGTAACCCCTGCCACCCAACAAGCTGTAGAGACTCGCCATGCTGAGATCATGGAAGCCATCTTTGGTCAAGGCGAGTTCTTTGACATTCAAGATGATATTCGGGATGTGAACAACAACCCCATTGATGTTGGAGTCCTAAAAGCCCAGTTGATGGAGGATTTCAAGCGGGACAAGATTCGTAAATCCATTGATGCCATTGAGTTGATGGCAGAGATTTATGGAACAGGCATTGGCGAGATTGTCGTTAAGACTGAAAAGCAGTTTGTACCCTCTACTCAGGCAATTCCTGGGCAAATGGGACAAGCCGCCATTGGCGTAGTGGAAAAAGACAGGATTTCAGTCAAGATTTCCCCTGTTAATCCAAAAAACTTCCTTTTCGACCCCAATGGAACCTCAGTTGATGACTGTATGGGGGTGGCAATTGAGAAATACATTTCTATTCATAAGATTGTTGAAGGCATTGAGCGTGGCATCTATCGCAAAGTAGACATTACGCCCACCTATGAAGACACTGACCTAGAACCCACCCAAGAGGTAAGCCAGTACCAGGATGAAAAGGTATTGTTGCTGACTTACTATGGTCTGGTTCCCCGTGAGTATCTTGAGAACCTTGAAGAAAACAAGAACATTGTTGACTTGTTCCCTGAGAGTTCCGCTGCTGAAGAATATTCAGACATGGTTGAGGCCATTGTCGTAATTGCCAACGATGGGCAGTTGCTCAAAGCAGAGGCAAATCCTTACATGATGAAGGATCGCCCTGTTCTGACCTACCAAGATGACACTGTTCCCAATCGTCTGCTTGGGCGTGGCACAGTGGAAAAAGCCTTCAATATGCAAAAGGCTATTGATGCTCAGATTCGTTCTCACTTGGATTCATTGGCGCTGACCACCAGCCCCATGATTGCAATGGATGCAACCCGTCTGCCCCGTGGGGCTAAGTTTGAAGTCAAGCCTGGGAAAGCCATTCTTACCAATGGCGCACCTTCAGAGATTCTGTATCCCTTCAAGTTTGGGCAGACTGATGGCAACAACCTAGCAACTGCCAAGGATTTTGAGCGTATGCTCCTGCAATCCACGGGAACTTTGGATTCTCAAGGCATGGTCAGTGCTGGTGCTAGAGACATGGGCCAAGGCGGTATGTCTATGGCAGTTGCCACCATCATCAAGAAGTACAAGCGTACTCTAGTGAACTTCCAAGAAGACTTCCTGATTCCCTTCATCCAGAAGGCGGCTTTCAGGTATATGCAGTTTGACCCAGAGCGTTACCCTTCTGTGGACATGACCTTCATTCCTACTGCCACCCTTGGCATCATTGCCCGTGAGCATGAGCAACAGATGTTCATTGGCTTGCTCCAGACCCTTGGCCCTAACACCCCTGTGTTGCCACTGATTCTGAAGGGTGTTTTGGCTAATTCTTCATTGACCAACCGCTATGAACTGATGGAACAGTTGGACAAGATGAGCCAACCTAACCCGCAAGCAGAGCAAATGCAACAAATGCAACAGCAGTTGGCTATGCAAGCTGCACAGGCTCAGATTGCTGTTAATACGACTCAAGCTGAACAGAATCGGGCAGAAGCACAGAAGTTGTCGATTGAGGCACAGTTGATGCCCCAAGAAGTGCAAGCCAAGAACATGGCGGCAATGACCAAGAACCTGCCAAACCAAGATGATGCTGGTTCAAAAGAGTTCGACAAGCGGGTTAAGATTGCTGAATTGATGCTGAAAGAAGCTGACATTAAGAACAAGTCCAAGATTGTCGAGTTGCAAATGGCAGACAAGAAGGGCAAAATGTCGAGCGTTGAAGATGAGTTTCTCAATCGTCTTTCTAGGGAATTGACTTAAATGGACATTGCTGATCTTGAGCGTAAGCTAGGAATTGATGGAATCTCTGCTGAACAGCAGATGGAGATCATTACTGCTTTGCAACAGTCTGCCGCTGAGAAGATTGCCAAGGCTAAGAGCGAGTCTATTGGCAAGGGTGCTGAACTTGTTATCCAAGGCTTGAAGAAGATCAAGTCAGACATGGAGCAAAAGTTTGCTCAGTTGAATGGCGAGATTCAGAGCAAAGTTGCCTCTGTACAAG